GCGGGTTCATAAAGGCGCTTAACGAGTTTTTGGATGACGTAGTTACTTTCCCTTTCGCAGTATTGAAGGGACCTGTTAAACGTCGTCGCAAAATCATGAAGTGGGAAAATAACGAGTTAGTTACTTCGGAAGAGATTCGTAATGAATGGGAGCGAGTCGATCCGTTTATGCTTTATTGGGCACCATGGGCTTCCGACATCAATGATGGCTTTGTTATCGAGCGCCACAAACTAACCCGCACCGTACTAGAGACGCTTATTGGCGTAGAAGGTTACAGCGAAGCGTCTATTCGTACAGTTCTTTCCGATTTTGCCGGTGGTGGACTTCGTGAGTGGCTATGGACTGATACTGAGCAAGCCGCTGCAGAAGGCAAAGACACAACGGAAACGTTGTATACCGACGACATTATCGACGCTGTACAGTTGTGGGATACCGTACTTGGGCAAGACCTGCTTGATTGGGGTATGGACGAAAAAGACATCCCAGACGCACAGTTATCGTATCCATGCGAGATTTGGCTAATCGGGAACACGGTTATTCGTGCCATGATTAACTATGATTTGCTTGGCCGCAAGCCATACTACGTTACATCCTACGAACAAATCCCCGGTGCAATCGCTGGTAAGGGTGTGACAGATTTGTGCCGAGACTCACAGGATATGGTCAATGGTTCAGCTCGTGCACTTGCCAACAATATGGCTATTTCTTCTGGTCCGCAGGTAGGTGTTAATTTATCGAGGATCGCTGCTGGAGAAGACGTTACGCAGATGTATCCATGGAAGGTTTGGCAATTTCAGGCATCAGATTATAACGACGGTTCGCAGCCTATTTCGTTCTTTCAACCAACTAGCAACGCACAGGAATTAATGGCTGTCTTTGAGAAGTTCGCTGCTCGTGCGGACGAAGACACGATGATTCCACGATACATGACTGGTGAGCACGTAGCTGGAGCCGGACGTACATCGTCTGGGTTGTCCATGCTGATCTCCAATGCTGGTAAAGGTATTAAGCAGGTAATCAGCAACATCGACCATAACATCATAGTACCTATTGTAGAGCGACTTTACCAAGACAACTTACGGTATAGCAAAGACCCTAGCTTGGTCGGTGATCTAAACGTAGTAGCTCGCGGTGCATCTAGCTTAGTTGTAAAAGAAGCTGAAGCTATTCGTAGAAATGAGTTCTTACAGCTGGTTCTAAATAGCCCAGTAGCACAGCAAATCGTAGGCAATGCCGGGACAGCAGAACTTCTTCGCGATGCTGCTAAAAATCTCAACGGAAACGTTGACAGAATCGTTCCTGACAGAAAACAGATTTCTGTTATGGAACAGCAGCAGCAGACTATTATGCAATTGCAACAGCAACTCGCGGCATTTCTAGGCGCTGCACAGGAAGCTATGGGCCAAGGCGGTGGGGGCGGTGGCCAAGGTACACCACCTAGCAATACTCCTCCAGCAACATTGCCAGATGGATCACCTGCTGGGGGTAGGCAGTCTAACTTTATGTCCCCTAGACCAAATGGTATCTAAAAAACAAACAAAAATTGACAATTAATTTATAGGATGGTACATAATCGTATATGAATCTATTTCTTGAGAATAGACCAGATCGTAAACACATACAGGCGCTTAATAAGTGTCGGTTGCCTGAGAACGAAGGTCTTATTCAGCTCTTTAAACACAAACTAGACGAAACAAAAGCATCTCTTATGTTGGCAGACGAGGAGCATATTCTTAGACGCCTTCAGGGAAAAGCTAGAGTTTTACAAGATTTTTTGGAGGCGGTTGAAGAATCGTCTGCAATCTTGGAGCGGCTTAAATAACCGCATTTTATTAGTCCGAAGCAAACCATTATGTCGTAAGCACACCGGAAGAGGAGCTGAAAGCAGAGTTGGAGCTAAAAGGAGAATTACAAATGGCATTACCGAAGCAGATTGAGCAACAAATGCGGGAGATTGAAGAGTTAGAAAAGCAGCTTGCTGCGCAGTCGGAGCCACCTGAACCTAGTTTAGAGTCGGAACCTCCGCCGGAACAACAAGCAGAGCCAGATACATCAGTTCCTAATGAGCCAATCGCTGAAGTAAAGCCGAACGAGCCTACCACACCGGAAGTATCGGAAGAAACGTGGCAACAAAAGTACCGTACCCTAAAAGGTATGTACGACGCAGAGGTACCTAGGCTACATGCTCAGGTAAAGGAACTACAGATGACTGTTGCGAGGCTGCAGCAGGCTGAAGTAGAAGCAAAACCAACTCGGCAAGCCACGCCAACTACCAGTACTAAACGTGAGACGCTTGTTACGGATGAAGACGTAGCGGCATTTGGTGCTGATCTTATTGAAGTTCAGCGTAAAGTTGCACGCGAAGTTGCAATGGAATTTGGTGATGCAGTAGATTCACTGAAGGCGGAGAACGACGAACTGCGCAAGCAAATTAGTCATACTGGTACCCAAATGGGTGAAATGACGTTTGAACAAAGACTGCATCGTATGGTGCCGGATTTCGATAACCTCAATAACGATCCTAAGTGGGTATCTTGGCTTGATGAATTTGACCCAATTCTACGTTCCCCACGCCGTTCCGTTGCGCAAAGCGCGTTTAACTCAGGTGACGCAGAAGGCGTTGCGTACTATGTTAATTTGTTCCGATCATTAACTTTAGAGGCGACACCAACTGTGGACACCAAACAAGCCGAAGTCGAACGTCAAGTTCAGCCTAGTCGTACCGCTGCATCCCAAGCACCTGCTAGCCAGAAAGGAAAACTTTACTCAACACGCGATGTTGAAAAGATGTTCCAGAAAGTTACTCAGTTGCACTCGACGCAGAAGTTTGATGAAGCAAAAAAACTTGAAGCCGAAATCGACGCTGCTTACATGGACGGACGCGTAACTGCCTAAGTACATGCCAGCAGCCTAGATAAACCAACTTTTCTTTTATCTTTAAATAGGAGGCCATCATGGCTGCTGTATTTCCGGTTCAATCACCGTTTAACACCAATCCAAGTTATTCCGGTGCGTTTATTCCAACCCTGTGGTCTGGCAAACTGAACGCTAAGTTCTACCAGAACACGATGTTGTCCGAAGTGGCTAACACCACTTGGGAAGGCGAGCTGAAGAATCAAGGCGATACGATCCGTATCCGCACTGCTCCTTCTATCAGCATCACCGACTACGAGGCAGGTAACAACCTGAGTTACGAAGTACCAACACCGATCTTCACTGACATGCAAGTGAATAAAGGTAAGTACTTTGGCGTTCAAGTTAACGACGTTCTGGCTTATCAGTCCGACATGGACCTGATGAACATGTTCACCGACGACGCTGCTAAGCAACTGAAAATCGCTATCGAGAATGAAGTTTTCTTCAACTCGTTTGTGACCGAAGGCCCTGTTGCTGCTAACGAAGGCGGTACCGCTGGTGCTATCTCCGCTGCCTATAATCTTGGTACGGATATCGCCCCTATCGATCAGTCGAGCGCTGCCAATGTGCTGAACGCCATCCTGCGTATGTCTTCGGTTCTGGACGAGCAAAACGTTCCTGAGTCGGGTCGTTGGTTGGTAATCTCCCCATTCGATCGTCATCTGTTGATGCAATCGAATATCGCCCAAGCGTACTTCACTGGCGACCAGACAAGTATCGTTCGTACCGGCAAGATCGGTATGCTCGACCGCTTTACGGTCTATGTATCGAACCTGCTCCCACGCGGTGCTGCAGGTAAAGCTCTGGTTGCTGGTCTTTCTGATCCGGCAACTGGCGGCACAGTGGCAAGTGCTAAAGCTCGCCGTACGATGATTGCAGGTACTAAAGACGCTGTTGCTTTCGCAATGACCGTCAATAAGACCGAGCCACTTCGTAACCAATCGGACTTCGGTGATATCGTTCGCGGTTTGGCTGTTTATGGCCGCAAAGTTGTCAAGCCAGAGGCTTTGGTGTTGGCGCAAGTAGGTTCCGCAACCTAACTATGGGGGGCTTCGGCCCCCTATTTTTATTAGGAAATGATATGACTGTATATGAACTTGTAGAAAAATTGGGTGGTGAAATATGCCGTGGTCGCGCACGAATTTTAGATGGGCGTGAGTACGTTATTATTGGCCAACTGGTAGGCGATGATATGGAGTTTACGGAAGCTGGACGTTTGCTAGCAGATCAACAGGTAGAGCCAGCTAAGCGTGCTAAGGTAGCCAAGACAATTACCCCAGAAGTTGTGGACCTTGTGGTAAACTCCGACGAACTTACGGCTGGTATTGACGTATCTGCTGTACCTAGTGATATTGATAACTAGAGGCTAAAAATGGCGACGGTGAAAGTCGTAGACCTTATAAGTAGGGCACAGGTACTGCTGAAGGACACTACGGCTGTTCGCTGGACTGCTGTCGAACTTCAACTTTGGCTAAACGACGCCTATAGAGAATTAGTAAATGTCCGCCCCGATGTTAACGCGCAAGTAGGTATTCACTCTTGTTCAGCTGGCTTTAGACAGACTATTACTAGTACTTTTCCTAGGGCAGAGCGTGTTCTAGAAATTACTTACAACACGGCAGTTACGTCGAATAAGAAGGCAATCCGCGTAACCGACCGGCGTAGTATGGACGAGCAGCTACCTAATTGGCTGAACGACATAGCTTCTGTTAACGCGGAGCGGTATATGTTCGATCCTAAACTACCTAAGCAATTTTTAGTCTATCCGCCAGCTACGGTAGATTCAAGGATAGAGGTAGTTTATTCAGAAGTGCCATTACCGCACACACTGACTGAACCACAGCTTACTAACCCTTCAACTACTACGGTAATCAATGTAGACGACGGGTATGCTAATGCCCTGCTAGATTACATGCTGTATCGCGCATACACTAAAGACTCAGAGCAAACTGGTAACGCCACTAGAGCTATGGCACACTACCAAGCTATGTTGGCTTCTCTCGGTGCTAAGACACAGAGTGACCAGTCGGCCCAACCGGGGTAATAACAATGGCTACTACTTGGGATACTATAATCCCCTTGCTTTCCCCGGACTTGCCGGGTTGTCCTGATTCCACTATGAAGACGGCGTTAGCTGCTGTAGCAGCTGATTTCTGTGC